CCGAGTACATATTCGGATGCGTTCGAAAAACCGACGCCCACGCCGTTAGTCCAAAAAATATCGGGAATCCACCCGAGCAGGGAAACCGCGCCCGAGTCGCGTTGCGCAAACATAAGCACGGGCAAAAGATTCGCGCGGCCATCCGCCGAGCTCGTTTGATTGACTTGCCAAGTAGTTCGGGGCCCGGCGGCGATGCCGTCCGAATAACGCGGAGCGACAAACAACGGGTTTCCGCCTTGTTGCGGCGGTGCGACCGCGCTTTGTACCCATTTTCCTGTCCAACCCCACGCCGCGCCGTTGGCGCTATTGCCCACGCTGAGCCAATTTCCCGTGAAGGTATCGACATCGGCGCGGATGAAACAATTTGACGTTTGGTTGAAATCCCAACAACCGGGGCAAGCCGAGGTGTCGGTCACACCGTAAGCGGGCGACGGAAAGGTCGCCCCGAATCCGCTCGTACTTCCGAAAAAATACGCGCCGCCCGTCCACGCGCCCGCTTTCACAAGTTGGCCGAATCCCAAATGATTGTAAACCGCGGGCGTTTGCTCGATGACGAGCACGACGTTGTCGCCCGTGCCGTCGCCGAAAAAATAATAATTCTGAATTGAGCCCGCCGGGAGCGCCGCGGCCACGCCGACGTTATAGGTTTGCCCTTGCCCGATGGGCCCGCCCGCTTGCGATTTCCAATCCACGCCGCCGTTGTATCCCGTGCCGCAATACATCGCGATTCCGTAGCCTGCACGCCACATCCCGCCGCCCCAAATCGTCGAGCCCGACTCATTCATAAACGCACGAAAATTCACATAGTTTCCGCTCTTGTGCAGGTGCGCGCGCCATCCCGCGCCGTCCGAGAGGCTCGCGTCTTGCGTCCAACCTATCGACACGAGCCACGTCACAATCGTTTGCAGCAAATTTATCGGCGAGGTCGCCGTTCCGGTTTGGTAGGACATCGCGCGCTCGCTTTCTAAATCAGTCGCACCGCGGCGAAATCGTTTTGCCCGTTGCGGAAAACATTTTGCACGACCATATATTTCGAATTGCCGATGGTGACGGTATTTTCCGAGCCGTTCGAAAATCCCGTGATGGCCTCGATGCCGTCGAGCTCGCCCCACACATTCGGCACGGTCGGATAACAGTCGCCGAGCACGATGGGCAAGAGGGCATAACTCCCATCGAGATTCGTAACCCAATTTCCCCACGCGCAAAGGTACGGCCAAATTTTTCCGCACGGGTCCGCGGAGCTCGAATCATTTTGCCGCTCGAAGGAATGCCAGATTCCGGCGGCGGTGCGGAGTTGTAAACCGCTAGAGTATTCTTGATTGGCGTTGCCGGGGTTTCCATGCGACGGATTTTGCATTTCCGCGCCGCCATAACTCCATCGCCAATTGGCGCTCGTCGCCGCGGGCTCGCTTCCCGTCCATTGCATGTTTCCGCCGACGATGAGCGGATACGGAAAAATCGCCGGGCTCACGTACTGCGACAAGAATCCTAAATATCCCATCGCGTAAACGGTCGACACTTTGGCGACAAAAATCACGCGCCGCCCGTTCGCCACAAACCAGTACGGCATGGGGTTATTCCAAAGCGTCGTGACGGGCGAGTTATGGATTTGCCCGCCCGGGCCGCCGATGTATCCCGCCTGATTTTCAAACGCGAGGGCCGCGTCGAATGCGGTGAAACCGCCGAGCCGCCAATTGTAGTAGTCGCCCGTAGAGTTGAAAAAAACTTTCGCGCCGACGAGGATTTGGCTCGTGCCGCCGTCGCCGGGCGCTTGCCAAATCATTTCCTGTCCGCTCGTGCGCCGCTTCGAGGTCCACGGCGGCGCGGTCGAAAACGTCCAAGCATCGCCCGAGACAAACGCGGTCGAGCCCGCGGTGATGAGGAAATTGACTTTGGCGTTTGCAAACGCGGTGCCGACGGTGCCCGTGCCGAGCGAGCCGGAGCTCGACCCGGTCACGGTGAACGCGGTCGACGAGGTCATGGCGACGGTTATATTTTCCGCGATGCTCGACGCGCCGCCGATGAGCGCCGAAATAATTCCGTTGCCCGTGCCCGTGAAAGCGGGCGAGGTTGCCATTCCCTGAGCGGTCAAGAATGTGTCGAGTTTATTCAGCAAATCCGTATGGTCGGTTGCTGTGCCCGTTGCCCATGACATGCTAGTCGCTCCTTTGGAGCGCGCGTTGCGCCGCCTTGGGGTTGTTAGACAATTGCTGCAAAATTATTTTTGTGGCTTTCTTCGAGCCGAGCGACCGCAAAATCAAACCATCGTCGAGCCCGATACCCATGTTTATCTCGTGCGAGGTGCTCATGTCCGCGCCCGCGAGCCCGCCCGTCGCGAAATGCATCGGCGCGCCCTCGGTCGCAATGCCGCCGCTCATGCCTTTATTAATGGCCGAGAGATTGGCCTCGCCGAGTGCTTTCACGCTTTCCGCGGACATCACAAACTCGCCCGCCGATAGCATCGCCGGGATTTTGTCCTCGGTCGGGCCGCCGGGCCCCGCGACCGCGCCGCCGCCCGCGAAATGCAAAGCGCCGAGCAGGCCGCCCGATGGAGCCGCGCCCGCCTCGGGAAAAAACGCGCCCATGAGCAATTTGTTGATGAGCATTTGCGTCAAGATTTGTTGAAGCGATTGCAACACCGAGCCCGCGAGCCCGCGCATGGCCTCGCCGAATGAATGCGCGCCCTCGATGCCGCGCGTGAAAAAATTTTCGAGGTCGCCCGTTAACGCTTGCTCCGCGGACTTCTGAAAATTTTTCATATCGTTCGGCAATTGCTGAATCGTTTTTTGCTCGACCTGCACGTTTTTGTTTACGTCTTGCGTTGCTTTTATGTGCGCCTCGTTGGCGATGCCGAGGGCTTGCTCCGCGGTCTGTAGCGCCTGTAACGCCGCGGCCTCGTCTTGCAAGGTTTTGAGATATTCCTGCTCGGCGGCGAGCCGTTGCGCTTGCGCATCGCTCGGGGTGATTTCGCCCGCGAGCACCTTGGTTTGAATTTCCGCGCGTTGCTCTTGGAGTTTCGATTCCGCGGCGGCGGCGTTGGCGCGAATCGCTTGGAATTCCTTTTCGCGTTCCTCGGCGGCCTCGCGGCGGTCGAGCTCCGCTTGCGTCAATTCGCCGCGTTTCACGAGCGCGGCGTTGGCGGTTTCTTCCAGTTGCTCGCGAAGTTTTTGCGCCGCCTGCAAATTGCCTTCGAGCTCCAAAGTTTTAATTTGAAATTCGAGGGTTTTTTCCTGATTGGCTTTCGTCTTGGCCGCGCCCTCGGCGTCGATAGCTTGTTGCCCGCGGGTCGCCGCCGCCTGGGTCGCGGCGATTTTCGCGTCAATGTCCGCGAGTTGATTGGAAAGCGTCGCTTGCTTGGCCGCGTCCGGTGTCTTGCGCGCGGTCTCGCGGGAAAGGTCCGCGAATGTGGCCGCCCGGGATTTTTGTAGAGCCGCGACCTCGGCGGCGGATTCCGTCGTCAGGAGCTCGCGCCGCCGCGCAAGATACGCCGCGAGGGTGAGCTCGCCCTGCTCATACGACGCTTTTGCCGCCTCGTCGCCCGCGGTGAAAGCCTCTTTTTGTGCCGCGAGCTCGCGCGCCGCCTCGCCTCTGGAAAATGTGAGCAGGGCCGCCGCGGTTTCTTCGGCAATTTGTTGCCGTTTCTTTTCCGCCTCTTGGGCCGCTTTGATTTGCTCGTCGCCGATTCTCGCCGCGGTGATGGCTTGCTGCTCGTTGAGCTCTTGGATTTTCCGGTCGGCGGCGGCCTTGGCGATGAGCCTTTCGTTTTCGACGTGCTGAATTTGCTCGATAGAGGGCGCGGCGAATCCTAGTATGCCGCCCGACACGCCGCCCGTGATGAATCCCGTCGCGGCGTTTTTTAGTTGGTCGAACAAACCGCCGGGCGGTATCGGCTTGCCGATTTCCTCTTGGGCCGCTTTGAGTTTTTCGATGGTCTTGTCGAGTTCTTTGTTGGTATCCGCGAGGTCGAGCAGATGGGTTTGTTCCGCGGTCAGGCCGACGCGCGCGTATGCCTTTTGGAGCTCGTCCATCTTGGCGATGTGCGCGATGAGGGCCTTGTTATCTTCCTCGTTCGCTTTCGCGTCCTCTTTCATCGCCTCGGTGAAAATGAACGTGTCGGCAATCGCCGCGCTCATTTTTTCCGCAAACTGCGCGATGACCTCGGCGAAACCGATGGCCGCGGCGACCGGAAAAGCCGCGGACAAAAGCGGGCCGAGCGTTGAGGATTGCGCGAGCACGCCCGCGAGGTGTCGATTGAGATTGATGCCTAATTCTTCGGAGAAGAGTTTCGCCGCGCCGCGCGACTCGTGCATGCTTCCCGCGAGCCCGCCCTCGGCCTCGGCGGCCTCGCGGGCGCTCGCCGCGGTTTCGATTTGCGTGGCCGCAAGTTGCTTGAGTTGCGTGTTTAGACCGCTAATCGCCGCCGATAAGCCGCGGTCCTCGGCGGTCAATGCGACCGAAATGTTTGGCGGTGTGCCCACGTTAGACGCCTTTCAAAATCTTCGGCATTTGTGGCGGTCGCCCGCGGTGTTTCATATAGGGCGCGAGCATGGTCCACAAAAGCAAATCGACATAGTATTTCGTGCGCTCCCTTTCTTTCAGAATCGCGACGTATGCCAACAACACATCGCGGAGCGCCCAATCGAGCACGACCTCGACGCGCGCCGGGTCGAAATCGGCGACCTCGCGAATCATGGGGCCGAGATTTCCGAGGTCGGTTGCTCCGCGCTCGACGTGTCGGGGTCCTTTGCTGTCGGGGTCGAAAATGTCGGGGAAGTCGTCGAGGATACTTCCCCAAATCTGAAAAAAACGAGCACAAAATCGAGTAGGTGCTCGTTCATTCGTTTTTGCTCGTCGAGGTCGCGCGACTCCGCGAAAATTTCCGCGTTGCGCTCGGCATCCTCGCGTTTCCACGTTTTGCCTTTCTCGGTGAGCAAACCCGCGAGTAATTTGTATTTTCGCCCCGACTCCAAAATGCGGTTGACGACGGCCTCGGCTTTGCTGGCTCGCGTCGGCACATCGTCGCTCGGTTTGTTGGTCGCGAGAATTTCCGACGCGCCCGACAATCGCAAATTCACCGTCACAAAATCTTGTTGCCGCGCGGTCAGTACTTGCGTGACGCTTTCGAATTCTCTCCCGTCTAGTTTGATTTCCACGCTCGGTCTCTCTTTCAAAAAATTCCGAAAGGCCGAAACCTGTCCCCGGATTTTTCCGAAATTTCGGCCCTCCGGTTTCCCCGCTGCGCCCGACCGCCGAGACCGTAGCAGAATGAGCGCGGCAAGTTTTTGTGCGGGGCATGTTTTGGTCTCGCCCCGCGGAAAAAATATCAGAGGAAATACTGCAAGCCGTAAGGCGACGCGGGATGATTTGCCGTGTCGTCGAGAATCGTTCCGGTGAGCGACCAATTGCCGTAGTCGTCGGCGATAAATCCGACCGCGCCGCTTGGATTGAGATTCACTCGCCAGAGGTCCATGCCGATTTTCTGCCCGTCCGTCGGGTCGGGGTTGAATGTCAGTTTGCCTTGTACGTGGGGTTGCGTCGCGGGCGCGACCGAATTCACGGTCGCCGAGAGTGTCTTGTAATCAATCGTGACCGCGGTCGTGTCGACGACCGCGCTTGCCGACGGAAAAAAAATCAGGCCCATAACCGGGTCGGCGATGACGTAATCGGTGCCCTGTATAAGCGCCGTGCCGCCTTGATGCACGACGGTATTTGCGGGCATGCTCACGTCGAGATTCATATTCAGCGTGCGGAAATACTTTCCTTTTTTCGTGGCGCTCGCGCTGGCGAGGGCCTCGGCGGTGATAGTGAGCACCGTGCCGACAATCGGCACGACGCCCGCGGCCATCATCACAATCGCCATGTGCGCGGCGGAAAAATCCGTGCCCTCGATGTGAACGGTTGGCTCGCGTTGCTTGAGCGCCGTGGCAATGAGCGAAACGTTTTTGTTTATCGACTGGAACAGTTTCGCGAGGTCGTCTTTTATTTCGAGCTCCAATTTCCGACAGTTGCCGAGATGCTGTGAGCCAGTCAGATTCCCCGATGCGTCGAACACATCGAAAAGAATCGAGCCTTTCCCAAGCATCGGCAAATGCGGAACCGGATAGACTAGTCCTGGCATAGCATCCCTCCCTTTCAGAGTAACGGGTCTTTTTTCGTCGGGTCGCCCGTTGCCGTCCGATATTTCACCGCGAAGTGAACGCCCATCGCCGCGACAGGTATTTCGCCCTCACGGGAAAATCTCTCGGTGCCTTGTTGCTGCACGCCATTCGCGAGCCCGCCGAATTTTTCGTCGGCTTTCATCGCTTGCACACACCAGATATAGAGCGGGTCGAGCGCCGTCTCCGGGCCGACATCGAGCGCGCCTTGTGCGCGACATTCGAGAATTACTTGCATGTCAAACTCGCTCAACGGTGCGCCATAGACTTGCCCCGCGAGCGGTTTCGGTGTGGTATCGCGCACGAGGTCGATAAAAATTGCGGGCAAACTTTCTTTCTCGATGGGCCGAATGCGGTCGAAATAAATCGTCACGTCCGAGGGTTTGCCGGGTTTGTTGAGCGCCGCCTCGATGGCGCGGAGAATTTGCAAACGAATCGAGGACACGGGCGCGGCGGGCGCGGTCGCGCTTCCGGTCACAAAATTAGCCAAGGCCGCGTCGCCGACGGCGTCGTTAGATACCCACACAAGCGGCGCGCCGCTCGTAAACCTAGTATTTGCTCCGCTCCACAAAAGCGTCCCGTTTTGCCAAACGTAGAGCACGCCATCGAGCGCCGCGAGCGTGAATTTGTCGCCGACGTTTACCGTCGCGGGCATGACGACTAGGGGCCCGCCGCCGTTGCCATAATTCTCATACACGGCCAACATTCGCCCCGGGGTGTCGTTATAAAGTAGTAAGAGATAACCGGGGTCGCCCGTGGCGTTGGTGAGAATGCCGAATCCGGCGCTCGACCCGTCTTGCGGAACGATGGCGACGGTGCATTCGGCGTATTGATTGCCGGGCAGTGTGCCGCCGACAAAAACGGAAAGGCCCGCGCCGGGCGTCGAGGCTTGCACCGTGCCGTCGACCGCCTGACAGGCCGTCCATCCATCGGAGCCCGTCGCCCACTGTGCCGGGTTGAGCGGATTGGCGTCGGGCGTGAACGCATCCGAAAAAAGCGGCGTGAGTATCGGCGTCACCGTGCGCGCCGCCGCGTCTGTCGGCGCGATGCGTGTGCGCCGCGGTCGTTCTCCGCGAATAGGAAATTTCCTCATTTAGTTTGGTGGTCCCGCGGTCCATCCGCCCGAGGCCGGGTCGTAATACGTGCCTTGCGCCTGCGCCGGGCCGCGTCCGTTAATTTGTGCGTTGCGATTGGTCCAATATTGCAGCAACGAGGTCTCGTTGGCCGTGGCGTCGTTGTTGTAGGGCAATTGAATCGTCGTTCTTTCTTCGAGCACCGCACCCGACTGAATCGCGGCATTTTCCGCCGCCGACGCGCCCGTCCATGCGCTTCCCGCGGTTTGCGGTTGTTTCCCCGAGGTAATCGGAAACCAAAAAAGACAATCCGACGGCACCCATAGACCATTCGAAATCCCCACGCCCATCACGATAATTTGCTTGCTCATATTCCGACTCCCATCAGCGCTTTGCTCGACGCCAAGGCCGGGTTGAGCGCGATTGACGACATGGCCCAACCCGTCGCCGAGCTACACCCATTGCTCACCGTGTTTGCTCCGGCGCTCGGTGCCGCTTGGTCGCTTACAGAAAATTGCTGATTGCTGTTGGTGCCGCTGCGGTCGGTGCCCGTAATCTGCGAGAAAAAAACGCCACCTTGCGCGCGTCCTGAAATCGTAAAGATGTAGCCGCCCGCTGGCACGGTCACGTTGTAGGTGATGGCCGCGTTGTTGGTCGCGCGCCCGTTATTAAATCCCAAATAGGGCGCGGACAAATTCACATTTTCGTACTCGCAAGCAAATGCCTCGATGCGGGTCACGGTCGCGGCGAAAACATAGGCGACACTGACGACGTTTGCCGCGCCGCTGCCATTCGTGACGGGTGCGCCCCAATAGACATGAAAACTGTTGTTGTTTGGGTCGTTGGGATTAATGTATTGCAAACGTGTATAGGTGTTCCCTTCGGTGTCGGTGATGCCCGTCGTGCAATCGGTTTGTGTGCCTTGTGCCCAAACTCCGACGACGATATATCGACCTTTCACGTTTCCGGCGCTAAAGGTGAGTTGTCCGGTGCCGGGAAAAGTAGTGAGGTTAAAGATGCCCGTCGCTTTTTGTTTGAAATTGATAGACATAGTTTCAAACTTCTACATAAGTTAACGTGCCGCCGACGGCAACCGCCGCCGACAAATTCAAATCGAGCGTTTCGCCCGCGTTGGTTTGGAAATGTCCGACCGGAGAAAATCCCGCGGAGATGCCGCCGTTTTGCGCGAAGTAGTACAGGCCGGAAATATCCGTCGCCGCGTTGCTCTGAAATTTTGCGTTGACCGCGCCCGAGGTCGTGAGGTCCCAGCGCAACACGCGAATTTTTTTGCCCGTGACCGCCGCGAGTATGTTGTTGGTGCCGAGCCCGCTCGCATTTATCTTTGCGAATTTCGGCACGAGCGCCGTCGTGCCGTTGTAAATCGCGCTCGTCTCCGAGCTCGATGCCGCCGCTTGTAGCGCCGGAAAATTTCCGACCGTGACCGAAATCACGCCCGCGAGCTCCTGATAAATCGCTCGGAGCCATCCGCGAATCCCTGTGCCCGCAATCGAGGGCGGGCTCGCGCCGTCGGTGCCTAAACTGGCCTCGGTCGCCGCGCCTGCGGGCAATGGCAAAGCCGCGGCGCTTATCGGTTGCGTCGCCGGAAAATTGGAAACCGCGACGCTCCCACTCACGGGTTGCGTCGTCGGAAAATTCGCGACCTCGACATTGAGTGCGCCGCTCGGCGTGCCGCGGGCACGCTGTACGACGCCCGTATTGTCGACGAGCCCAATTTGCACGGGCGGTCGCGTGGGCGCGACGCCCGGGGCATCCGGGCCGCTCACGACCGGGTCGGCGGGAATCCATTTCCCGCTCGCCCCGTCGTATATGAGCACCTCGCCGTCGACGGGCGGCGTCGGCGCGACGGGCGTGCCGCCGATGGAGCTCGCGTCGCCCGCGGAGATTTCCGCGGGCTCGACGCCCGAGCCGAGGCCCGTGAAAAGTTTTTTGCTATCGAGGCAAAGTAGGAGCTCGCCCTCGGCGGCATCGGCGGGCAAATTAACCTCGTCGCCGCGGCGAATCTGAATCGTCGTCCCGCTTTCCGCCGCCGTTTGAAAAGGTTTTGCCATTTCAAAAACTCCCGCCGTCCGCGCTCCGACCGATGCCGCCTGTGCCGTCGAAATCGCCGCCGTCGATAATGTCGGGCGGCGGGAATGGCACGGTACTGCTCGACGTGCCTAAGAAAAGTTTAGTCGTGCCGCCGTCGCCATATTTCAGGCGCTCGCGCACGCTGTAAAGTTTGCCGTCAACCGAAACCGCCGAATCGACATGGACCATCGGAAACGCGCTCGACCGCACCGTGAGCATCGGAACGCCGACAATGACTTGCCCGCGCAATTGGTCGCCCGCCTGTAGCTCGTCGTTCCAATCGAGCGTACCGATGCCCGCGACGCCGTCGATTGTCACCGCGACCGCACCGACGGCCCTCAACAGGAAATCAATTTCGTCGTCGTGCCAAACTGTGCTCAAGTTTCCGTTTCTTTCCTCGACGTGACGCGGGGCGGCCCGCTCGAAACCTTGCGCGGCATGGGGTCGCCGTGGTCGGCCTCCATCGTCGTGACCGCGGTCGGCGCGCGATTAGGCTCAACGTATTTCGCCGCGCCGTCGCCGACCAGTTGCGCCGCTTGTCCTCTGCTCAATTCAAAAATGTCGCAACTGG